GGCTGATGCGTTGGAACTCTACAACCAAGGCAAGTGCATTCTTTACCAGCGCAGAATGGGTCCGGGCAAGTTTGCTTACATCGCCCGCAAACCAATAAAGCTGTGAGGGTCTGGCAAGTGGGTGATCCAGTGGGAATGGGTGAGGTCAACTTGCAAAGCAGAGACAGCAAGGAAGCCTATAACGCAGCGTGTAATGAGGAAATCCTAGACAGCGCTGCACGATACGCGATGGAACTGAGGACAGTTGAGGCAAGACGGGATTTCATTGCGACCTGGCCGGAGAGTCGGCGCAATGCACTCAAAGCAAAAATTAAAACCCTGTGGGAGACACGGAATGACTGACGCACTTATGGACCGCATCAAAGCGCACCGCAGCGCCCCAGATGTTTACGATCCGCCAACATTTGACCAAATGGCCGACCGCATAGCACAAACCGAAGCCAACATCGCCAAGGCAGTCGTAATGCTGAAAACTATGGCAGACTATAACAAATACATAATTGCGCCATTTCTGGCTGAACTACGGGGGAAAGAATGACTGACGGCGGCAACGTAATAAATTTATTTGAACCTGATATTTCGGTCAACCAAGTGCTGGCTGCGGCGGATGACAAGGGTTTGGAATCTGTGCTGGTGCTGGGCGAGATGTCGGACGGCAATATGTATGTAGCGTCATCGGCTGGGGTGTCTCGCAAAGATGCTTTGTGGCTGATCGAGATGGCGAAGGTCTTTGCCATACTGGGAGATGATGATGAGTGAAGTTCGTCGCAAACCGATTGAAATCGAAGACGAGGAAAGCATCATTTACACCTGCTTCACAGAGGATCACACCGCCCGCGACATTATCCGCTACTTGCTATCCGAGGGATTGGACGCCGAAGAACTGATTTACCACATCAGCGATCCAACTTTGCTGGCTAAACTTGAGGGGAAAAAATGAGTAACGATCTGATCAAGCGGCTGCATAATGTCCGCTTAGAGGGGGTGCAAGAACTCTGCTGGGAAGCCGCCTACCGCATCGAAGATTTGAAAGAGAGCAACAAAGAACTGACCCTGCAACTGCTTGCTACAAGCGGACAGGCCGCAGATGCGTTGGACAAACTCGCCAAGGCAATGGAGTATCTGCGGAAGATTGCAGCATACACGCACATCGGAACGCACGAACAAGGCATTGTCCAAAACGCCGAAGCACGGATTGCTTGCACCGCGCTGGCTGAACTGGAGGGTGGGGAATGATTGTAGAGATTCGAGGCCAAAGATTTCCTACAGTCCGCGCAGCTGCGGCAGCGATGGATGTGACAGAAGAGGCGGTCTATTCAGCACTGGCTCGCGGGCGCATGGACGTGGTAGGTCTAGGCACAACAAAAAAGAGACCCGTCACCATTGAGGGTGTGCATTTCCCCACAATGGCCGCAGCGGCAAGAACGCTCGGCTTTAGTTCATCGCACTTCAAGCGGGTTATAGACTCAACTAACCCAGCAACAATTTTGCGGATAAAGGCAGCAGCCATTCGCTACAAGGAAAGCATCAAATGAACCGCGAAGAAATCCTACAGACCGCAAGCCAATACATCACCAAAGACCGCGATGCGACGCACGGGGATGCAGAAGACAACTTTGACAACGTAGCAGACCTCTGGTCGTGGTGGATGCACGGGCGCGAGATATGCACCGTCAATGGCTTCGACGTTGCCATGATGATGACGCTGTTCAAAATTGCCCGCATCAAAGGCAACCCAGATCACGTCGATTCATATGTAGATGCAAATGGATATTTGGCACTGGCAGGGGAAATCCAATGCATGGAACGCTAGACCGCCAGAAGGACGAGCAAATCCTCATGGCGCTGCACCTCGTTGAGAACGTGGGCCTAACCCACAAGGACGCAGCACATCTGGTTGGCATGACCAAGAACGCCTGCATCGGGGCCATTGCACGGGTGCGTAATGAACCTACAGGCGTCCATAGCATCATCAGGAACCCAGAGAACAAAGACCGCAGCCAAAAGCCGCTGTGGTGGTTTGATCCAACGTCTGAATTTGGGTTATCAGTGCTTGATAAGGTTGCCAGATTGAAACAACCACAAAACTGATGTAAGATGCCGCAGCGACCGACACCGCTATGTGTCGAGATGAGGTATGTCATGGCTGCTGGAAGACCAACTGATTACACACCTAAGATCGTCAAGGCCGCGTGGGACTACGCCAAGGGCGGATGGATCGCAGCAGGTGACAAGGTGCCGTCAGTCGCGGGTCTGGCTTGTGAGATTGGCATTCACCGAGAGACCTGTCATGATTGGGCGCGGGACAAGGACAAAGAATTTTCCGACATCCTCAAGGCAATCGCGCAAAAGCAAGAGCGGGAGTTGCTGAATAATGGCCTGTCTGGCGACTTTAATTACTCGATCACCAAGATGATGCTTTCCAAGCACGGCTACTCTGACGCGACGAAGCAGGAACTGTCTGGGCCATCAGGCGGCGCAATACCAATCGAGATCAAGCGAACCATCATTGATCCATCAGAGGCGTGACATGGGCATTTTCGATTTTCTCACCCCGAAAACTGACGGATTTGCATATGACCCAATGCGTCTGCCTGCCGGGGCTGATCCAGAAAATGATCCCGTCGTCGGCTATGATGAGTTAGGCCAGAAAATCCGCAGATCGCGGTTCGACGGCACGAAATACTTGTTTGAGATGACGCCGCCCAAAACGCAATCTGTGGTCAAGGGCGCGTATCGTGAGGCAACAGTTGACCCGCTGGGCTTTACTGGTGACTTGCTCAGTAATGCCGTGCAAAGCGCTTGGGACGCCATCTCAGTGCCAGCCAGATCGATGGCAGGCGAGCCAATCACTTACGGAGATATTGCTGGGCTGACAGGTATGGTGACGCTTGGCGCTGGCGCTGGCACCGCACCTGCTGGAGCATTGCGCATGGGTGCAGCGCGTGATGGCCGATCACCGCTAACCTTTGCCGATGTGGAACGTGTGATGATGGCACCATTCGACATGGGGCGTGGCATGGGGGACAACGGTGGTCCACCACTTAGAGACGTTGTGCGTCCAAGAAGCTATGAGCGCGTTGGCTTAGATATTGCAGAGAATTTGAGAGGCGTCCCATCTGCCGCAGAAATCTCTGGGCGTGGGCCGACAGCGCCCGGCGCTGGCATGACAGACATTAAATCGCAAAAGCCAACTGCACTCTCCGGCAGTTACAGTCGCGGATTCATGGACGAAGAATTGGTTGCCCCAATTCAGTCAAGCATAGCAGACCTTGAGGGCCGGACGCTGATGGGAATTGTTGGGGACACGTCTGGTCGGCAGCGCGTCACGCAGGTCAACGAAGATGTTTTTGAGACCCCAATCGATACACAGGGCGGCTTCCAATATATTGATCGCCCCGGACAGGGATATGCTGGTGCGCAAACTGCAACATCCAGCAAACTCAACGAGGCAAGCAAAACTGAAGACCCATTCTACATCAGCTTGCTGATGGGCGAACAATCGCCCGACTTTGCTGTTCCAACCTCGCAGATTTTTGGCCAAATGCTTAAGGGCGCCCCAATCGCCACAAAGAACATCCCCACAATTGACGAAGCTATCCGTGGCATTGGCATGTCTGTGGTGAAAAAGAAGATTGTTGATGGGCAAGAAGTCAAATACAGCGAAACAATATACCCATTCGGAGATTTCAAGAGCATTGGAACACCGGGCTACTTTGATGAGTATGTGGCTAGTCTCCCGACTGGCACGCAGCGTGCGGCACTTCTAAAGGGATTGGATAAGGCAAATCTCCAAAAGATGGGTCTGCCAAAAGTTTCCGATGCTCGCGCAGCGATGATGGACGAAGCCCAGATTGGCATGGATTGGGGATCGACAGGCTATCGCGGGTTTACCCCAGACATTGAGCGTGGCGCATTCCGCACAACGCCCGATCAGTCGTTAACATATCAGGCTGGCGTTGATAAGGTCGGTGCTGCAAGAACGCTTACTGGCCAAGGCCGTGGCATACCATATGCGCTGACATTCCCTGATTTGGCGGCAGAACTTCGTGCAAAGGGAACTGGCGGTGGCCTTGAGCTGACAAGCCCAGCATATAAAGTGTTTGAGGGAAGCCCTAAGCGCGCAAAGCAACCTGTCACGCCTCTT